CACAAAGTGATTTTGAGGAGAAACTTCGTTCGAACGGTCTCAAATCATTTTGTTTTGAACATGTGGAGGATAACTAATGTCAGGTGCAACTTTAGAACTTGGACCTTGCGAAGTCAAATTTGGTACTGATGATGGAGAAGTTGATCTTGGAAAAACTCAAGGTGGAGTAGTTGTAAACTTTAGTCAGGATGGGGCTGATCTCATGTCAGATCAGTATGGTACTCAGCCAGAGGATCAAGTAATAACTGGTCATGGTGCTACAATCGTTATACCTATGGCTAAATTTGATGCAACTAATTTGGCTCTTGCACTTAACCAAACAAAGAAAGCCCTTGGAGATCAGGAAGGTGTTAAGGGATCAAGTCTTGTTGGAACTAAGCGATCTGTGAAAGGTCAGAGTTTACTATTGACAAAATATGTTAATGGTGCTGTTTCAACAGATGAAAATGATCGTATGAGATTTCCTAATGCCGCACCTGATGGTAATTTTTCGGTTAATTTTTCGGTATCGGATCAGAGGGTTATGGAAGTAACTTTCATAGCAATGCCTGATGCCAGTGATGTACTTTATTTCCTCGGCGATGAAGATGCAGCCGAGTCTGGATCATAAGGAGATGTTATGGGGAAAACGACTGTAGATGTCGATGCTTTAATAGCTGGTAACTCTTTGGAATTGACTCTCAAGGGAAAAGTTTATGTAGTTGTAGATGTTCCAATGGAAAGCTTTCTAAAAGCAACGAGTGTTCTCGATGAGGAAGGTGAAGAAACGGGTACAGCAGCTCACAGACAATTAGCTTTCATGCTCGGAGTTGAAGTTGATGACATAAAGGACGTTGGACTTCGTGCAGCTGCTGTAGCTTTGACTAAGATTCGAGAATGGATGATACCAGAGGAAGAGGAAGAAGATGAGGATTCAGAAGAACCCTCGGACCCTTAGATTGGTGGAAGTTATTTGGTAGACTGGCTTCCGTTTTTGGATGGACACATCAAGATATCTTACGATTGACATTGCGGCAATTTATAAGATATTTAGATGAAATTCCAAGAATAGAGGCAAGGAAACAAATAAAGGAATTAGAAGTTAGTTCTTACCCCCATATGAAGGATACGGGACGACGTGAAATTGATCGATACTACAGTCGAGTTCTCCAACCGCTAACTCAGAAAGATATCAATTCAGCATGGGATTCACTGAAATTGATGAAGGATGAAACACGTGGCGGAAGTAAGAGGTAGACTTACTTTAACAACTAAAGATTTTAATGCGGCTTTGAAGCATGCTGGTGCTAATGCTAAGAAGTTTAATGCAGAGCTGAAGCGTCTATCGGGAACTACAGCCAACAAGTTAGTTCGTGATCAAAAGCGGATTGAAAGAAATTCTGTTCGATCAACTAAGAAGATGAAAGAAGGTTGGTGGAAGAAGTTCGGTGCTATTGCTCTTGGTTTTACTATTGCTTACCGAGCTATGAATGCTTTTGAAGCGGGATTATCTAAGACAGTTAGTGTGATTGGTGAAGCTATTCGAGAAAGTGGAGTTTTAGCTGAGACACAAGCTAAGTTGGCTTTTTGGTATCAACTTCATTCTGAAGAAGCTATTACCTTTGCTGAGGCCTTTCAAAGGGCTGCTGTTAATGTTGAAGCTTTACGAAAGGCCAGCATTAGATCAATTAGTACATTAGAAGAACTTGCTATTGGTATTGATGAGATTTCTCAGACCATTGGTGGAATTGGTCCACAGTCGATTGAAGCTATGGCATCTGTTGTTGACTTTACTGTTATGGTAGCTCAGACGACAGGATCAACGACTCGACAGATTAGACAAGAACTTCAAGCTTTGATGGATGGGAGAATAAAAACTACTGATCAGTTGGCTCGATCTTTAATGAAGGTTGGGATTTTAACTAAGCAAGATCTTCGAGATCTTCGGGAGATGAGAAATCAAGCTGAAATTCTCGACAAAGTTTTTCGTCTGCTTGGTGAACGTCAAAAAGTAGTTAATGAGATCTTATTAAGGTCCAGTGTAGAATTGGCCTTGAAGTTTTGGGAGAAATCTATCCGTAATGTCATTATTTTGAGTATTAAATTAGCATCTGAACTAAAAGGTGTTGATAGTCTTTTTGCTGAAACTATGGCCAGACACGCAGAAGAGTTCATGAAGAAATTTACAGAAAAAGATACAGACCGATTTATAATTTTGATGAATAAACTTAATTGGGTTTTGGATAAGGCACTATCCTCTTTTGAAGAATTTGTAAAATTTACTGGTAAATTAGCTGTTGCCCTTGACAACATAAGTCCCAAGGCTATTGCTCTGGGCAAAGCTTTTGGTACTTTGTTAATTTTAAATATGGTAGTTCCATTATTGAAATCTCTTAGTTCTTTAGTCATTGGACTTGCTGCAAAGATGTTTGCCATACCTACGTTGATTCTTGCAATTGGCTTAGCCTTAGTAACAATTTTTAAAAGTTGGAGAGAGGAAATAGAAGCTATCGTTGATGATATAAAATTCTTTCTTACGGATATAGGAGGAAAAATTGTTGCTGTTGCAAAAGCTTTGGGTAGGCAAATAGGTGTTTATAAAGATCTTGAAAAAGACTTAACTAATATAATTTATAAGCCTCTTTTTAAACAACAGGAAGATTTAGATTATTTTAAACCTACATGGGACTATTTTAAAGACGAATTTCCTAAAGCCTTTAGAGAAAATCTTAGATTAGCTATAGGAAAGATGAAGGGTATGACTGAACCCATCATAAGCGATCTAATGGAATACATAGATGAGCTTTTCACGCCAAAAGCAATTAGACCAATAGGAGAAGGTTTTCTTGATCCTGAGAATCCTCTTAACTATTTATTAGGTCTTGGAACTCCCAAGAGGACACTCAAGATAGATGAAGAACAAGAACTAAAAGATGTAATCAAAATTACAAAGGCTGCTTATAAACTTTATGTGAAGATGTTAGATGTGCGTCGAAAGGCTGATGATAAATACTACACACAACTTCATAAATATCAAGAAGATGTTCTGACTCTTTATATGAGTGAACGAGATGCATTGATCGCAGTAGGAAAGGCGAGAAATCTTGCAGCAAGAGATTTTGAACTTATGATTGCCAGATTTGATCTTGATGAATTCACAGACCGATATGAACGTATGCGAGATGGTTGGCAATCAGCAATAGAATCTATGACAGATTATTGGATGGACTTCCTTAGAACAGGTAAGTTTGAATTTGGGAATTTTATAACTGATGTTCTGGCTCAAATAGCAAGATTGGTTATTGCAGAATACTTAGTCATGCCAATAGCTAAGGCCATTGGAAGATTAATGGGAGGTTTCTTCTCACTTGGTGCCCCTGTATCTCAAAATGCAATTTTATCTCCTATGGGTGGAGCTAAGGGTGGGATCTTAAGTGGACCAACTTATTTTCCAGGTTCCAATGTAATTGGTGGAGAAGCGGGGAAAGAGGCTTTGTTACCTTTGTCTCGTCTCCCAGGTGGTAAACTTGGTGTTGGTGTTTCGGGCATGTTCAACGTGAATATTATGAATTACTCTGGTGAGGAAATTGAACAATCAGAGGCTTCAAATCGTCAGGGTGGTCGTGATCTTAATGTTGTTATTGGAGCAGCTATGGGACAAGATGTTGCAAGTGGAGGTCCTCTGTCTCGATCCATTGCCAGGACTTTTAACTTGCGGCGAGGATTAACAAGGAGGTCATAATGGCAGATACAACATGGCCTACGTCATTACGAGATCTATGGTTGAAGGATGGTTTTCGAGAAGTACCACCAAAAAATATGCTTCGAACTGGTATGGATATTGGTCCAGCTAAGGTTAGGAGACGAACAACTGCTAATGTAAGACCTTTTTTCGGTCAGATGTTTTTGACTCCAGCGTTGGTTGTTGTGTTAGATGATTTCTTTGTAACTTCAACTAAGTCTGGAACTTTGACGGTTGAATTAAAACATCCTCGAACAGGAGCTATTGGAACTTATCGTTTTGTGACAGAGCCTCAATATGCTCCTCATAATAGAGGATCTATAGCATCCATACAATTGGAGTTACTTCCATGAGTCGTGATACATCTGTTACATTTCGACAAGCTGCTTATGGTCAAGAAACTGATGAAGTTTTTCTGGTCTTGATAAAGATTAATCATGAAGATTTTGTTGGATTGAGCTTAGAGCCGCTTCGCTTTACAAGTAATGGAGTTGATACGACGAGTACTGTTGATGGAGGTTCTGAAACTTATTCTTCTTATCCATTTAGAATTATTCTACCATCTAATGTAGAAGTTGGAATTACACATGGCAGTATTGTCATTGATAATATAGATCGGAGTATTGTATCAGCTATTCGACAGATAAGTTCGGAGCCATGTGAGGTTTCTATTTGGGTCGTACTTGCAAGCAGTCCAAATACTATTGAGGCAGAATTCACAGGTTTTCGTTTTGCTAATGTTGATTATAATAAACTCATTGTTAGTGGAGAGATCACCATTGAAAATTTTCTTAGTGAACCTTTTCCAGGAGATACTTTTTTGCCCTCAACATTTCCAGGTCTCTTTTAATGTTGGCTCTTTAACGGTTAAAATACAAAGAAGAAAATGGACTTCAGTAAATATATTGGCATACCTTTTGAAGATAAAGGACGAACCATTGACGGTCTCGATTGCTGGGGTCTTTTATGTTTGATATTTAAGGAGCAATTTAATATAGAAATACCAACCTTTTTAGATGAATATCCAACAGCAACAAATTTTCCTCAGATTGGAAAACTCATCGGAGATAATATTTATACTTGGATAGAAATAGAACGGGATATTCGAAAAGTTGGCGATGTGATATTACTTCGACTCTTTGGATATCCTGTTCATGTTGGGATATTAGTTAATAAACAACAGATGATTCATGTTTTTAAAGGTACAAATACTTGTCTTCAAAGGATAAATAGCGTAGTATGGAAGAAACGGATACAAGGTATATATCGGCATCCGAACTTAGCCAACATTTAAAGGTTCTTACTCGACATAATCCTTTAGAGTCGAAGTGGATTGACAGTTGGGTTGCGCCCGGATTATCTATCCAAGAGATAGTTGATCGAGAACATCATCCATCTAATATTTCCGTGTTGCTCGATAGAGAAATCATTCCACAAAGTCAGTGGAGTTCGATGTATCCACTGCCAGGAACAATGATACAAATAGTTGGAATTCCTGGTGGAGGTGGAGAAGGAGATAAAACTCCTATTCGAATATTACTGACCATTGCGGTATTGGCTGCTGCTGCCTGGACTGGAGGATCTTCTTGGGCTTTACAAGCTATTTTTCATGGAAGTAAAGTTGCTGCAAGTCTTGGTGGTATGGCAGTTGCTTATCTTGGAATGATGGCTGTAAATGCCATAGCACCACCTCCAAAGCCATTGGATGCTTCATCTGATGTTAAAATGTCAGCCAGTCTTACAGGAATGAAAAATACATTCAATCCTTATGGACCTATTCCTAAAATTCTTGGAACTCATAGAGTATATCCGCAATATGCATCTCGGCCATATACTGAGATAATTGGAGATGACCAATTTCTCCGATGTTTATTTGTAGTTGGATATGGCCCTCTTGACATGACTGATTATCGAATTGGAGAGACATCTATCGAAGATTTTGATGATGTCGAGATGCAAATAATGCATGGATATCCAAGTGATGTTGAGCAAACAATCTATACACAGACTGTTGAGGAAAATCAACTTAGCATTTTACTTGAACAAGTTGGTGACTTTTCAACTCAAACAACTGAACCTGATATTGATGAGATTAGTATTGATGTAACATTTCC